AGCATCTACAAAATCACAAGTGGGGGGACGGGGCCATTCGGGCCACTGGACAATTAATAATTTCTTACTTTGCGCTTCTATACAATTCGAAAATCTACGGAAGAGTGGCCTGTTCTTAGGCCAATTTGGCGCCTTTCTCTGAAGTCACGATGATTTGTGCGGCTTCATAGAGAGACGTGAGCTGCCGAAACAGGTTTTCTGTTGCTGCGTGTTCGGCTGCTGCTTTGCTCCTGCCTTCTGCTTTGCAGCGGGCAAGGGGTATTTGGGTTGGTTGTTGTGCTTCTCTTTCAAGAAAGAGAAACGAGTTGGTTGCGAGGAAAATTGCTCCTGGAACACCTGGTCTTGAGGTGCAGGAGGGTTTTCCAAGTCCAAAGTAGCCGTTTCCTTGGCAAAAGTTATGGAGTGCGGCTTTGGAATTTGGTGTTGGACCGTTGATCAGAGCTCTAGCAAGCATCCTGTGTGGATGGATGTTGCAATTATAGAGGCTCACGAAATCATCGATGGGCATGGTCCAACTTTCGTCTTTGACGAGTGGGGTTGTCAATTCTTCTTCGTTTTCGGATTCGGAATCGTCTGGTGCTTCCCAAAATTTGGAATTTGTTGGGCGAAGCACTGGGAGTGCGGCAAGGGATTCGGCCATGTTCTTCTGTGTGCGGAGAGTATGTCGGGTTGTCGCTGGGAGCGGGCCCCATTCTTCGTGGTCAACGAAGATTCGAAAATCTGCTGGAGCTTTCTTGATGGCCAATGTCGAGGAGGCTATCGAGTAGGTTGTTTTTCCGATTTTGAGTGAAGCATCGGGAGCTCGTCCAAGGACATCGTTGTTGCGAGAACGGTTGGTGAAAGAGTGTACAGAATGGTCATCTGGATCGTCATCGGCTTGGGCGTCAGGTGTTTCGAAGGAATCGTTCTGTCGAACCATGACGTTGCCATGAATGTCACATTTTGAGCCGAGAACTTGAAATTCGCTGGAATTATTATTGTAACCAGCGTAGACCCGAGTTATGAGAGGGTACACTGTATCGGTGGAACCAACAATTTGAGATCCGAGTGATTGTATTGGGAATGAATCACCAGAAACTACATCTACGGCGCTTGGAACGGTGGTTACATATCCTTCGATGGTCTGAGGGATTGAATTTGTGACGTCGACGGGAAGAGGATTGTTTGTGACGTGGACGTTTAATGTTGGTGGCGATGTTGTTGAAAAAGCCACTTGTTGACTAGTTGAGGTGGATGAATGGTGGGTTCCTGCGGATGGATAGAACTGGTTATTCGCCACGTCTGTCAACATTGGAACTATAGAAAGAGCTCCTGCGAGATCGGTACGCGGAGTTGTTCCATTGATTGCGTTGATACTGACGGGCATTATTCCAGAGGTTGTTACTGCGATGGGTTGAACCACATCGACAGTTCCTGAAACGTGTTGTGTTGTCGGAAAGTTTGAGATCGAAACAAAACAATCCGGAGCTATTTCAGTGACTTTGACTTCACCATTCATGTTGAAGGAGGAGTTGGTGATGTTGATAGAGTTAAAATTGGCGGCTTGTGGAGGTGGATCGCTTTCAGCTCGAGCTGGATATCTTCGAGGTTCTGGTCGGCGGCGAGTTGTAAAATTTGCGTTCGCGCCTGAAGCAGGGATTCGCCAGGCGTCAGGGAATGGAGAGCCTTTACTACCTCCCGCGCTAACTGTGATTGTACGCATTTTGAGGCCGGGATTGGCCACGAAGCCACCAAATCGAAAGTCATCGGCCGGGCGGAGCATGACCAATGCTTGGATATCACCAATGCCAAAACCTGTGCCCGTTGCTTGATTGGCAATGATACCAAGGGTAAGTTGCCCTGAAAGGCAGTCGTAGTTAAAGTACTGCGAGTTAACGTCGGCAAGCGAGTTAACGAGATGCGTTTGAGCAACTGGGCGGTTGAGCAGGGCTTTCTTTGTCGCGGCCATGGGAGTCTCGCAAAAGATGAATTTTTGTCTGTCATTTCCGATTTCAAGCGGAAAAGGCGTTGTACCATATTCGGAGGCTGTTCCGGTAACTCCTTGAGTTCCAATCCAGTTGGCGACGGAATTGTATCCTTGATCATTTCCCGCTGTTGTGTTGAGAAGGGATTCGAGGTTTGGAGCGTAAGTGGCGAAGGGTTGGACTCCATAGACGTTTGCGGATGTGTTGACAGACATGTGCCAATCGAGACTGCCGTTATAATAGGCGAAGTGGCAGCCAATTTTCGCGAAGAGACCCGGAGAGGTGAGGGTGGCGGATGTTTTCGTGGCATAAATCGGTGGTGTGTGGAGGAAGGTTTGAGCCCAGATGACGGGGTGGCCAGCAACGATGTTAGTTGACGGTGGTTGGACGTTGTCAACAATGACCCATCTTCGGAGAAGTTCTTTCGTGGTTGAGATTGTTTCACGAAAAAGAGGGTCGTGGTATTTCTTGGCTTGTTCTTTCGTAAAGCCTGGAGTGACATCAACTGGAGCAGCTTGAGCGAGTTCGGCTGGAATAAATGGAATTGCGTTGGCATCGTCTGGAGATCCAGCTTGTGCGTCGGGTGTTTCTTCTTCATTTTCGGCTGGTTCTGGGAATTCAGAGGTGTAAATGTTGATCGGATCCCAACACGTGTTCTGCGTATTGAAATTTTTGAATTCGAGATCGGGATTGCCAGCGATTTGTCGGATGATGTCGACGGTCGTTGAGACGGTTCCAGTTGCGACGAGTGGAGTGGCCACAATAAGGGCTGCTACTCCAACGGCACGTTCAAGAAACCATTCTGTAAAACCGGCAACGTTGAGTGTTCCTGTTGCGTATGGATTTGGTCCGTTCGGTATGCGGAGGTATGGTTGGATGGTCATGAAGGGATGTGAGTAAATCTTCTCGATGGATTGATCGTTTACGTCCCAAAAGTCAGAATAGACTTCGAAGAAATCAGAGATGTTCGTTGGGAGCGTTGCGGTATTGGGAAAAATGCCAAAGGCAAGACGACCTTGATGGAAAGGCGTCTTTACGATCATGATGCGGGAGCGGTATGAACCTCTCCACATCGTTGGTCCGAGAGCGAAGATTCGTTCGAGAAGTGTCGGGTACATGGTTGTTGAGCAGTCGAGTGTGTTGAGGACTGTGGTTCCGTCTGTCCCACCAATATATTGGGTGAGAATTTCGAATGGTGTGATGGGCCATGACATAAGGACTGTTCCGGTTGGTTGTGAAACGTCCCATGTAACCATGTCCTTGTGGGTAAATTTCGACAAATAAAGATTTGCGAAACTCATTTCGTCGTGGTCGGTGTCGAATGTTTCCATGCGTGCGATGTTTTGAGAGCCTGGGATGTAGGTCATTCGTTGCATTTGGATTCCACTTTCGGTAGAATTTCCAAAGTGAGGAAGTTGGCGTTCGTAAATTGCAGGAAGAGGTCCGGGATATATTGCGTTATCCATTCCGGCCATGATTGCTTTTGCACCGAGGCTGTGAAGAGCTTTTATTCCGGTGTTTGCAACGTCGTTAGAATTTGTTGGTCCGGATTTTCCACCACCTCCAGTTGCGCCTTGTGAAGCGGTGATTGTTGGGGTGGCGGTTGCGGAATTGTCGGCATGATCGTATGCGTCTCCTGTTTCAGCGGTTGGGCCTGATGAATTGGCCACAGAACCACCTACCAAGGTGATGTTGTTAACGGTTTCAGAGTTCGATGGTGAGGAAGAACTTGCGCCTTGAGCGTCAGGTGTTTCCAATGGACAGTTGGTGTTGAAAATTCCAACTGGAGCCAGTTCAACCACGCGGTTTACGTGACGAATGTGGAAACGAGATGTATTAGCATTGACGGCTTCAGAGTGTTGTCGGTTTCCGAGAGATCCAAGTGTTCTTGGGATCATCGATGGAAGGGCGAAAGTCGGGTTGTTGAATGCGACTTGAACTGAAACTGGTAAGGAGGTTGTTGCGGATGGTCCATATCGTAACATGGCGTATGGTTCTACCACAAGAATGCCGTTGAAATTAATGGCACTTGCGGCGTACATGTTCTTGAGCCAGTAAACGATGTTTCGGAAGGGAATTTCGATTTCGGTTGCGTTGATGGATGAGGCATTGACGTATCCTGGATTGAGAGGTGTCCACATTGTTGGGGCTCCAACGTAATGGTTTGAGACCACGCCTGGTGAAATTTGGCATGGTACAACATACAAGGCAAGAATACCTTGATGCATATTGGTTCCATTGACTTGAAGTCGGATAGTGATGGAATCAAAATGGACGTAATCAAAACGTTCAAAACCCATTGCATTGAGTTGGCTTGTTAAGAGGTCCCAAGGAAGGTTGTATTGGAGTAGAGCACCGGTTGTTGCGGCAGTCCAAATGAGAGCAGATGTTTTGAGAGTCCAGCGAGAAGAAGCCATTTTAAGGCTCCAATCGGCATCTGGCATCGCAGATCTATAATCGCGTGGAGGCATTGCTTGAACTGGTCCGGGAGCTGTGAGTGCTATGATGGGTCTACCTTCTGACAAGGTAACACCCGATCGTGCATCCACTATTGATGGTTCAGCTTGAGCGTCGGGGCTCTCGAAGAATGGAATTTTCGGCATTGGTTGTTGAGCGAGTTCCGGGATGACGGATTCGAGGTATTCGTGTCTTGCACAAAGATCGTCCCAGGAATAGAGATTCGTACGTTCGCCAAAACGAGGTTTCATATTTAAGGCGATGGACTCCTTGATTTTTGAAGTCCATGTGTCGAATGCTTCTTTTCCGTAAAAGAACATAAGTTCTTGGGAATCACGGCAATTGTCGATGGTCATTTCGTATGTTTCGGAAGGGTTTTTGGTCCGAACCCATTGGATCAAGTCAGTGATGGTAGTCATGTCCATGAGAGGGACGCAATGTCCTTCATATCCAAGTGGGAGGAAGCCGTTTTTGAGATAAGTCATTTCGGTGATGGCAGTTCCTGAGCGAAGTTCAGTTTTGTCGGCGCTGGTCATTTTGAATCCATGCTTTGCAAGGAGTTCAGAAATCTTTACGATGTTGAAGACTTTTGAAACTTCCAAGGATGGTGAATTGAGCAAGTCGTCTCCATAAGCCATGAAACGGACATTGGCGTAATACATAGGCCAAGGTTTCAATGAAACCGGGACCAATTTTCGCCATGAATATCTGTTCATGAGCGAATTCATGTAACTGTTCAAAAGAGCAGTTAAATAAATTCCTGATGGTAAGCCCATAACTGTAAAATACAGCAAGAGCATGAAAACGGTTTGGGTGTTGATGAATTCGTGTACCAAAGTAGCTCGGATTTTGTGAGCGTCTTCGATAAGAGAAAGCCAGTCTTCTTCGGTCAATGGATTGAGCGGTTTTCGGTTTCCGAATTTTGGTTGGAGTCGGTCATAAACGTGGTTGGCAAAACGGAGGAAAGATTCCATTAATTGGGCACAGCATGAGCCGTCCCAATTTTCATAATCGGCACCTTCAGTGATGGGAGATACTGAAGTGTGTTGCGTGTAAAGTTCGCGCCAATCGGCAGAATGTACGTCGATTCCGATTGAAGCCCATCCTTTATGGAAATTGTGTTGGATATGGGCTACAAGTGCACCGAATGCTTGTTTCACCAGTAAGGTGTTGTCTACTGGCATAACGGTGAAAACGCGCGTTTTGGCAACTTTTGCGAGTGGTCGGCGTTCGTCTTTGGGTTGGTCTTGAGCTACAGAGTAGCGAGATCGTGTCAGTTTTCGAGCTTTTCTCAATCTGTAGTGATACAGATTTATGAGCATTTGATGCTTCATTTTATAGGTGCCGCGGGTTTCGTTTGTCGCGGGTTCACCTTCGAAAAGCCATCGTTTTCCACGAGCGCCTGTTGGCCTAAGATTGGTGTAGGGTAAGCCTGGAGCGGTTGTCATGGGGAGTGGTTCGATAAATGGAATGTTGGGAATTCCATTGATAGCTTCGTCCAATGAGAGTGGTCGGAATAGGTTGTTATTTGTAATGGGAGACTCCCATTCGCAAACTTCTTCAACCATACTCATCATTGCGTCGTCCAAGATCTGTTGGTCGAAGGGTTCAGCGGCTGGTTTGCCGTATTTCTGAATTCCTCGGATCATTGGATTCGTGCCCGTAGTGTTTCTTGAGTCGTTTGTTCGAAGTACAGCGGGTTCGGTGAGGTGAGGAGTAATGGTTTCATAGAGAGGGGAAGGGTGAATTGCGGTTTTGACAGGAATCGATGAGCAGAAAGCTTTTTCGAGTGGTCGACCAACACGCACGAAGTTTCCTTCAGGTATTGGTGTGGGGACGGCTGAGAGGCCGCCTTGAGCTACTGCTAGCGTTCCGTTCATTGCGATTGGGAGGTATTGTCGGAGGAGTTGTTCGACGTAAACTCGCAGGATTTCTTGCGTGACTATGGTTGAAAAGCCACGTGGTCCTTTTCCTTGAGTGGAATAGGAGGATGTGTGAAATCCATATATTGGTCTAACCCAATTGGGTTCGGCACCTATGAGAGGGGCGCCGCAATCTCCAAGAGCGGTCATAGCGTTGTAACGCCAATATCGGGCAAGTGAATGTTCGACACCGCCATATGGGTAAATTACTTTGCCCATTGCGAGATCTGCATCCACGTGATAATAGTGAGGATGGAGTGAATCGTCGAGAGAGATGAGGGATGCCGGCGTTTTCTGCCGGTACATCAAATCTTCTTCTTTGATGAAATGTTTGAGAATGGATTTGTGGACGTTCAAGTTGAAGTCAGCGCAATAAATTGCGATGTCTCTGCCTTCAACAATTCGGAGCCGGGCAGGGTCGAAACGTTGTTCAATTAGGATACCGCCTGAGTCGACTATTGCAAAAGCATGGCCTTTGTCCCACACTTTTCCATGGATATAGAAAAGATGGGCAACAGTCATGAATATTTGTCCGTGAAGGAACATAATATTCACTCGTTGGTTGCGTTCGTTGGTGATTTTGTTAAAACCACCGTAGATGTGTCCCATTGATGGTAAAATCCGTTGTTCGAGGATAATTTCAACGTTGGTGGGTCCGGCGTTTGGGATAGCATTGATCGGTTGATGTTGTGGAACGTGGGGTTTGGTCGAAACTCTAACGCGTTGTTGATGGCGGGTTTTGAAATCGCCAGAATTGGAAAGTTGGGCGTCGGGAGTTTGTTCGTCTTCTTCGTCGTCATTGTCATCAAACTTCAATTTCTTGAAAGATTTGATGAGCTTGTAGGCACCAAAGCTCGTAGCAAGTACGGCACTGATAGCCAACAGCATTCGGGCAACTTTGAGAAGTCGCGCATGACGTTTGTTAAGTTCGTCGTTAAAAGCCTTCATCTGTGTTTGGGCAGCGAGATGGGCTTCACGGGCAGAGAAGTATTCTTCGATGTTGTTTTCGGTTGTTCTTTCGAAAAGAATTTCTTGAAGAACTTCTTTTGGAACGCCTTTGTCGCTCAGGAAATTAAGGAAATCCTGGTGGGTATTTGGGCCACGATATTGAGCATCGTAATTTGGATTTTGGCGTTTTCGGAGTTTTTCAAGTCGGATTGCAGCTTCGAGAGGGTCGAGGACTTTGTATTGTCCCAGTTCACAGGGATCTTTAATCCTGTCTACAAGAACTGGTTGTCCATTTGGGTCCATTTTGTATTCGGGCATTTCTTCAAGAGGTGTTGAGTAAACGTCTTCGTCGGGATCTTCAGGAGCTTGTCCTTGAGCACGATAGATGTCTTCGGCTTTGCTGATTTCCTTGAACCTTTGGGTCCATCGATCAGCTGAAATGGTGACGAGTTCGTCTTCGACGGATTTACACATTGTGTAAAACGCTTCGTCGGTAACGGCTCTACGTTCATTTTCTTCATGCTTAAGGATGTCTTGCAGAAGATAATCAACGAGTTGGGCAAATGTGATATTGCCTAAGCCGGGAAGAGGACCATTGATAGCTTTTGTGTGGTCGGTAGGATGTCGCACATTGAATCGATAGTGGGATTGAAGGTCGGGAGGAATGAGGGCCGGATCTACTTCATGGGAGTTAGCGCCGGTTTTGAGGTATTGTGGCAAAACAAAGACCTCAATGAGTTGTTTTCGGCGTCTATGAAGAGCGGCAGGAGTTCGCACATCGGATGTTGAGCACCAAGGTGTGTTGGTTGTTACCCATACTGCTTTGGAAGCGAACATTTTGTGTTTGTCTGGAATGTCGGCCATTGGAACATTATATGGAACGCAGTTGATCTGCTTGATGTAATCCATAATTTCGGAATTTTCAGGATCCGGAATGTTCTTTTGGAGAAAGTCGTCCATAACCACGTTGTATTGATCGGCGTAGTTGTTGTAAAACCGAGCACCACATTCGCGGGTGTAAACGAGTTTTTCGTTTGAGATGTCCATTGGAGTGAGAAGTCGGATCAGTTGATTGAGCATGGAGGATTTTCCAACGCCAGGAGCACCGTAAAACCAAGCACTGTAAGGTGTGGCTCTACGTCCACCAATGTTTTTAACATTGACGGCAGTTTGTTCAACGACTCGATTAAGTTTATCAATGCGTTGAAAACACATTGAGAGAAGTTGGGATGTTGAAACTGGCATTTTATGTTTCGCGCAGGTGACAATGTACTGAATTCCAGCTCGATAGAGTGAGCGGATTTCAGCGCGTAGTTGCAGCGAACAGGTGGCGTTGTATTCGTTTTGAGCGGTTGTAATTTCGCAGACACGTTGTACCCAATTGTACATGGCATCATTGTCGCGGAAAAGTTCGGTGATCAGCGTTTCGGGAGCGTATTCTTTGATCCAAGCTGTCACACATTCCGGTAAAAATTTAAGAAGCGATTGAATTGCTTCCATAAATTTACTTGCGTATGGCATTAATGCTGACGCATCGCGGAGTGTAGAAAAGATGGTTTTCATGGATTTATCTGATGGGATTTTGTTCGTTACGAGAGCGCCTATAAGTCCGATTAGAATGGTGGTCCAACCGGAATCAGAGACAGATCCAGCATTGGCCATATAAAGGGCCATGGGAATTCCGCGCATTTGATT